AGAGACATTGGAAGAGTACACTGTTTCTCATAATAATAATAATAATAATAATAGGTTTTCAAGGCCTGAAGACGGTATCTTCAAAATGAAAATTTCAGGCTCTCCTAGCTATACATGGCTTGGGCCATGTTTCCCTTTGTATATTGACAAAATTGCAAAAGGCGAGACTTATTCTGTAGGTTTTGAATATATGATTAAGTCTGGAGTAGAGGTTGACAAAGGTCTTGTATTCACACTGAAGAAACATTCGAACAACCAAGGTATATTTGGACAAACTTTTGCGGACAAGAACACTCCGAAAGATAGATGGTTAAAAGCTGAATTCCACTTCACTGCTGACCGTGATTTTGAATTTGATAAAAGCGGAAACTTCCCATTCTACATCTATGCTGTGAATAATGGTGAATTTTGGATTCAAAAGCCAATGTTAGTCAAAGGATCCAAACTCCCTCCATATCGTCCAAATAGTCTTGATTCAATCAACTTGAGAATTGAGAGCAAACTTGCCGAATACAAGCAGACTGTTGATGGTCAATTCTCAACATTTTCAACTGAGTTTGGAAATAATCTGAGATATACCACAGAAGGTCTAAACAACAAGCTTGCAACTCAGGAACAGTCACTTACAACCAAAATTGAAGAGCAAGCACACTCAACAGATGTGAAGCTATCAGCGCAAGCGGATGAAACAAATAAAAAATTATCCAGTCAAAATTCTGTCCTCAATGACAAGTTAGATGACTTCAAGGACAGCATCAACGGGCGCTTTGCGAATTATCAGCAAACTGTCAATGGTCAAGTAGCAACGATCATCAGCCAATTTGATGGAGTTCTGAAAAAAACAGACATCAACATCACAGATGGTCAGATCTCATTCGGTACAGGCAAGAGCATCAATGGAAGGACCATCAGCTCGTTGCTGGTACAGGAACCTGAAGCAATTGCTTTGATCGCTCAATTGATCAAAGTAAAAGGTGACATGGTAGTTGATGGATCCATTTTAGGCCGTCATATTGCAAGCGAAAGCGTGGAAACCGGCCATATGAAAGCCGGATCAGTCACTACACCAATTTTGGCCTCAAACTCAGTCACGGCTGATAAGGTGTTGGTAGATGCCGCAATGATCAACAAACTTGTAACTAATCAAGCGTTTATCAAAGAATTAATGGCCCAAAAAGCCTTTATCACGCAACTTGCTTCAATAGATTTAACTGCAGAACGAATACAAGGCGGAAGGCTAAGTGCAAACACTGGATCAACAGTTTTTGATTTGGACAACGGAACGTTGAATTTGTACTCAAATACAGGCACAATTCGAAGAATTGATGATACAAACTCTTCTCAATTCATAAAATTGACAAAGAGCGGTTTTGTCGCAGAGCAATTTAGAGATACCAATGCTGCACTTATGGTATTAGGTACAAACCATAACAAGGATCCTAAAGAGGTTGAACGGCACGACAACGATACATTCGCTGGGATTCGGATCTGGTCTGGTAAAGGTAACGGAACAGAGGAAAGCCTTACGGAATTTATCGGTGATCGTGTATTAATTTACAATAATGGCCCAAACCGTAGCCCTTGGAATTTTCACAACAACATCAATGGCAAACAAACATATTTGATTCCAATGAACCAAAATAATGTTAAGCATTATATTGGACGTGGGGACTTCTTCCTTGAGGGAGTTTATTCAAAAGATTTCTTTATGGCTGGTGGTGTGAGTATCGGTAAATATTTATGGGATTTGATAACTTGTTTTGGACAAATGGTTAAATACAGCGAATTCAAAAGTAAAGATGTCGAACGGCATATTAGAGGAGTTGTTAACGGACACGGTTTTAGATAGGAGAAAAAATGAACGAACAAACTTATGTAGCTATCATCACAGATTTAGCAAATCAATTGGCTAACAAATCAATCAATGAAGCTGAGTTTAAAGCTCGATTGACTGAATCACAGCAACTTGTAGCACAACTTGCTCAGGAAGTTGAAAGCTATCGCTCTGTCCTTGAATCTGATAAAGATTTGAAGGATCTTTTTGAAGAAATTAAAAACAAAAACGAGGTAACTAAATAATGGATTACAAAGTACAATTTAAATCATACGATGCAGTAGCAAACACTACCAAGGTAGCAATCAAGCAAGACTTTCCTTATCGAGTATTTGAGGAAATTTTGCCAACAAACCGCATGACCGAAGATGATGCGACACTGGTTGAAGCAGTATTAAACATCGTCCGCATGGAACTTGACACATCTGGCGCAGTCGTAGCGATCAAAAAAGAGCTAGACAAATCTGTCGAAGCCAACAATAACGCTATTGCTAAAATCCAAGAGTTGACCAAGGACAATGAAGCCATGACACAGCAAATCCAAAGTGTCAAATCAGTGGCCGATTGGGCAGTCCTCGCTCGTGTCACAGATACAGAAAATCCAATCGATCCAACTCTGTATGCTCGTGGATTGGAATTAGTAGAGACTGGCCAAACTGGCAAAGAATACAAGGCACACGACATCTTTGTTGTCAACAATCCAAACTATACTGCCAAATATGGTGAAGGAACTCGTGTGTTGGTACAAGTGAACTCAGACTTTACCTACAATGGAGAAACCGTAGAAGAACTTGAAGGTAAATTGTCGCAAGATGGTAAATTGGCAGTGTGGAAATGGGAGCTTCCGAAGGAAAACAAACCAGCACAACCAAGCGGAGATCTTGAAACCCAACCAGTGGCTACAGCTACACCACAACCAGTACTTTAATGAGAAAGGGGCGTGATCTATGATTCACTTCACACCAGAGGACATCAGCATGATCATTGGATTTGTTGGTGTTCTCCTTGGCATTTACGGAAATTTTAAAGGAAGTGTCGTGGCGCAGGAAAAACGCATGGTCGTGATCGAAAAAGACATTGAAAACATGCGTGACTTTCGTCTTACAGCAGTGAGACGACTTGATAACCATGATGAACAGAATAAGTCTCTATTGATCCTCGCAGAGCAGGTCAAAGCCTTGAGCGAGGATATGAAAGAGCTTAAAGCACTCATTCAAAACAAAAATAATTAATAAGAGGTAACACTATGAAAATCAACTGGAATGTACGTTTGAAAAACAAAAACTTTTGGCTTGCCATTGTGCCAGCCTTGGCCTTGCTATTCCAAGCATTTGCTGATATTTTTGGTATCAAATTGGAATTTGGCCAAACGATTGATAAAGTCCTTGTATTTATCAATGTACTATTTGCCTTTCTTGTTCTTGTAGGGATTGTTAACGACCCTACAACATCAGGATTGAGTGATAGCACACGAGCGCTTGACTACGATGAGCCAAACGCTGATTAAGAAGCTAATTCTTAAAGTAACAATCTTTTTACTAGCCACTGCCTTTTTCTGGGTGGTGGCTTTTGACTTTAGAAAGGAGCAATAAATGGCTACTTTAAGTGATATTTTGGGATATGCAGAAGGGTTAGCAGATGCTGGCACTGGTGTATCTATGAGTCAATGGGGGATGCAATGTGCTGCACTACCAAATGCAATCTCTACTTACTTTTTCGGTAAGACACTCTGGGGTAATGCGATTGATCTGCTTAATTCTGCCCGTGATTTAGGCTATGAGGTGGAATATAATCAAGAGGGGAATCTCGATAGTAAGCCACGGGCTGGGGCAGTATTCGTTATGGATACAACATACATCTATAGCCACAGCTATGGGCATACTGGTATTGTGATTGAAGATTCAGATGGATATACCATGCGCACCATTGAGCAGAATATTGACGGTAATGAAGATGCTCTGTATGTTGGTGGCCCAGCACGATATAACACCCGTGACTTTAACGGTATCGTAGGTTGGTTTTACTTCCCAGTAGACGGACAACCAGCACAAGTATCATATATCGAACCGTCAGAGCCTCTTACAGTAGATTCTAGCGAATTTAACGATGAGACTGGTACATTCACAGTCGAAGTATCAGCACTCAATGTGCGGGCTTCTGCCGGGCTTTTAGGTGAGATTGTAGCAGTCTATACAGCAGGTCAAGAAATCAATTATGATGGCTGGCTAGACAATGATGGCTATATCTGGATCACGTATGTCGCAGGTTCTGGAAATCGCAGATATGTGGCAGTAGGTCAATCAGAGAATGGTAAACGCATCACAGACTTCGGCTCATTCGCTTAAAATAAGGAGGATTTAATGGCACTATTAAATTCTACAAATTTACAACAATTTGAAGGAGGAGCAGTCGTCAAGCAAGGTGACTCTGCCTCTCTATTTGGTTATGAGTTGTTGGATGAGAATATGCGCCCAATTAGTGATCTAAATGGCAAAAATGCCACAATCAGGATCTTTAATCAAAAAGGAAAGGCTACATTTGAGAGTACAGTAGAGAAATCAAGAGTTACTTTTAAAATCGAAAAGGCATTGCCGATTGGATCATATCTCGTTGAAGTCGTTTGCGATGGCTATATTTTCCCAAGCGATCGAAGCACTAGGCTTGAAGTCACGAAATCTGCAGAAGAATTTACAACAGAGGAAATCTTAACACTTATGAAGAATGATGTTAAAGCAGAAATCGACAAGTATATTGCAGAGCATCCAAACGGATCACAAACGGAAGAGTTGCCAGACCTAACAGTACTATACAATCTTGCAAAAATTTAGAGAGGAAAAATTATGACTTTAAATACTGAAAAATTAACATCATTTGCTCAAGCTGTCGGTAGCGACATCAAGGAAATTAAAACCACACTTGCAAGCAAAGCTGACAAGTCAGAACTTGGACAAGCTGGAATCACACAACAACAACTAGACACGGCTATCGCTGGTGTCAAGACTGCCATTTTAGGCGATGGAGTACCAGAAGAATTAGATACTCTCAAAGAGATCGCTGACCGTATCGCAAATGGTGCAGGATCAGCAGACCAAGCTATTGTGTCTAAAATGACAGAGCTTGGCCAAAAATTCACCGACCTCGAAAATACTGACTTCGTACAAATCTATACAACGGCTAAAAATACCCTCTAAGGAGGTGCTGAATGGATAAATTAAAGAAAGCTATAGAATCCATTGGTCGTGATATTGGGACGCTTCAAGCTAATCAAGGCGGAGCGTTGCAAACTTCCAAAGCTTACGAGTTGTTTCCAACGTATGCCACGTTACAAGCGCAGATGACCACGAATATCAAGGAGAAGCACGTAGACCTCGGTCTGGACGCTCTCATCGATACAAAATTGCAAAACGGTGGCGATCCGTTTATCACAAGATCCAAGTTACCAACGATTGACACAAGCCAGCTTGCTTCGAAAAACGATCTCGAAGAGTTGAAGCGTTCAGTCGGTTCTGGTTCTGGTGGCTCTAGTAGCGAATTAAAAGGTCAAGGTTTTCCGTATGAGCTAAATGCTGATATTGGAACAACCTACATCGACACAACCGCTAAAAACGGAGCCTTTAAGTGGATAAAGAAACGTGCTGGTGCTGGACGTGAAAAATGGGTTATTCTCGCTGGTGATACGGGGAAAGTTCGGGCGAAAAACGTTCAATCGGTGCTTGGTGCGTCTTACATGGAATTTAGACGTATCAACTCGACCGTAGAAATCAATTTTGGCGGTCTATCTTGGGGCTGGTTTGGTATCAAGCGCAGAGGTGCGGAGGGATACGTTCCGCAAGGTTCAGACAGAGAGCGAAACGTGGTTATCTTAAACGTTCAAGGAATCCCAGTGGGCTTTCGTCCGATTGGGTCAAAAATCGGTATGATCACCAATGACAAAGGCAAACGGCTGGGCACTTGGTATCTGGGCGGGTCGGGTGACGGCAATCAATTCCGTTTGCAATTTGACGATCCAGTGCCAACAGATCGAGACATCGGAGATATTCGCTTCTCAAGCATAGTATACATCACAGACGACCCGTGGCCAGAGACTCTATAATATATAAGACACACACCCTCCCAATTCGGGAGGGCTTTTTTTATTTTATGTTTTAATAGACATTTTAAAAATTGTCCGTTGTAACCTCAATCGAATGACTATGTTTTTTTGATTCTGTGCTATAAGCAATGGGTCTTTACATCAAAAAAAGTGATGATTAAATAACCATCACTTTTTGTTTTTTAACTGATTGGCGTATTCTGTCATTTTAATTGCGTGTTTCAAACGCATATTCATAATATCAGAAATACCATTCTTATATTTGTCTACAGCTTGGGTGGATAATCCACAATTTTTACTAATAGAATAGGCTGTGGCATTTTCTAGCAGCCATTTAATAGCATTGATATCAACTAACATATTTACCTCACAAAAAACCAAATGATCACTACGATCAGCAGAAGCCCTAAAATAAACTCAAGTTTTTCTCTAGCTGTGGTTTTTTTAACATTAAATTTTACTTTCATCACGATACCTGTTATAATTAAAGCAAGCCCCACCAAGGGGCGGATAGTGATTGCTCACTATCCGAATTCGATGTGCCACTCAATGCTTATGATGAACAAGTTGATTTTGACTACTAGCTTATTCGTTTTAGCTTTGATTGGCTTTTTTCTTCGCCTTAACATTTATTTTTCCTTTCTTTAGTTTCCTTGTCTAAGGTTTCCTCCTTAACCTTATGTATATATTGTACAACTAAAGTTACATAAAGTCAAGAGGTTTTATCAACTTTTTTTAAAAAATAAAAGATTTTTTCCTATTAAATAACTTCCTTTTGCGTCCAAGAGAAAAAAATAAAACTTGAACTTTCTCGAAAGCTATGCTAAACTAGCAATGTGAGCAATGAAGTTGTGAAGTTTTAGAAGCAGTCCTTAAAACAGACCCAAAAAGCTAAAAACAGTGAATTGATTGACTTTCAGAAACTCCCACCGGCTCCATATTTTTATTCATGGAAGATTACTCAAGAGGCTTAAGAGGCCGTGTTGGAAACGCGGTAGGCGTGTAAAAGCGTGCGTGGGTTCGAATCCCATGTCTTCCGTTGTTGAGACATCATTGTGTAGCAGTGGTGTTTTTTTGTACAAAAAAGAGTCCCAAAAATAGACAAGTGAGGGAGGAGAAAAAGTGATTGCACAGCTAGATACCAAATCAGTCTATACTTTTATGGAAAGCCTTGTGACCATAAAAGACTATGTCCAAGTGGCTAAAAGTATGGGGTATGACGCCTTGGGAATCATGGATGTAGATAATTTGTATGGTGCCTATGAATTTATCGAAGCCTGTCAGGCTCAAAAACTCAGCCCCTTGGTCGGTTTAGAAATTGGACTAGAGGTAGACAATGAAACAATTCCGTTTCGGATGATGGCCTTGTCAACGAAGGGCTACCAGAATCTGATGAAGATGTCGACCGTCAAAATGATGGGGAAGAGCAATTGGGAGGATGTGAAGCACCTAACAGAAGGAGTAGCAGTCATTGTCCCAGCTACTTTTGCTAGTGGAGACTTGCCACTTGGTCTAGATTACTTCATCGGAGTTTTTGCGGATACGCCGGTCCAAGAGTTTAGTCATCCAGTGCTTCCTCTTCATACTGTGCGTTTCTTTGAGGCGGAAGATGTGGAAGCCATGCAGATGCTGGCAGCCATCAAGGACAATCAAAGCTTGACAGAAACAGGGCCAATTGATCCGACAACAGTTCTAAAAACTCCTCAGGATTTAAAGAATGATTTTGCAGAGCGATTTCCTCAAGCCATCACAAATCTGGAAAAACTAGTCCAAGGGATTCAATACGATATTGATACTCAGTTGAAATTGCCTCGCTTCAATCCCCAGAAACCAGCTGTTGAGGAACTGAGAGAATTAGCCCAAGCGGGTCTCCTTCGAAAGAACTTGACCAGTCCGGTCTATCAAGAACGTCTGGAGCATGAATTAGACATTATTCACCAAATGGGCTTTGATGATTATTTCTTGATTGTCTGGGACCTTCTTCGTTTCGGACGGAGTCAAGGCTATTATATGGGAATGGGACGTGGGTCTGCTGTAGGCTCACTGGTAGCCTATTCCCTAGGGATTACAGGGATTGATCCTGTGGAGAAGAACCTCCTCTTTGAGCGCTTTTTAAATGTGGAGCGCTACACCATGCCGGATATTGATATTGATATTCCTGATATCTATCGTCCAGAATTTATCCGCTATGTGCGAGACCGTTACGGGAGTTACCATGCAGCTCAGATCGTGACCTTTTCAACATTTGGGGCCAAACAAGCCATTCGAGATGTCTTCAAACGTTTTGGGGTACCAGAGTACGAATTGACCTCCATTACCAAGCGGATTGGCTTTAGGGATACACTGACGACAGCTTATGAACAGAATCTAGCTTTTCGACAAGTGATTCATAGCCGAGCAGAATTTGAGCGTGGCTTTGAAATTGCTAAAAGAATTGAAGGCCAACCAAGACAGACATCGATCCACGCGGCTGGGGTTGTGATGAGTGACCAGGATTTGACGGATCACATTCCTCTCAAGTATGGAGAAGACATGTTTGTCACCCAGTATGATGCCCATGCGGTTGAAGCCAATGGTCTGTTGAAGATGGACTTTTTGGGTCTGCGAAATTTAACCTTTGTTCAGAAAATGAAGGAAGCGGTCTATGAAAAGTACCAAGAAGAGATCGTGATTGAAGCCATTGATTTAGAAGATCCAGGAACCTTGGCCTTGTTTGCTGCTGGGGATACCAAGGGGATTTTCCAATTTGAACAGGCTGGAGCCATTCGCCTCTTGAGACGAGTGAGACCCAATCATTTCGAAGAAGTGGTAGCGACCACCTCTCTCAATCGTCCAGGAGCTAGTGATTACATTGATAATTTCGTCAAAAGAAAGCACGGTCAAGAAAAAGTTGAGATTTTAGATCCAGCTATTGAAGAAATCTTAAGGCCCACTTATGGGATCATGCTCTACCAAGAGCAGGTGATGCAGGTTGCCCAGCGTTTTGCTGGCTTTAGTCTAGGGAAAGCCGATATTTTACGTCGGGCTATGGGCAAAAAAAATGCAGCTGAAATGCATCAGATGGAAGACGATTTTGTCTCAGGTGCTCTTAAACTTGGGCATACGGAAGAAAAAGCCAAAGAGGTCTTTGCGATCATGGAAAAATTCGCAGGCTATGGGTTTAACCGTTCCCATGCCTATGCCTACTCTGCCTTGGCCTTTCAGATGGCCTATTTCAAGGTCCATTATCCAGATGTTTTCTTTGATGTCATGCTCAATTATTCGAGCAGCGATTATCTGACAGATGCTCTCCAGTTTGATTTTAAAGTCGCGCCATTATCCATCAACACCATCCCTTACAGAGATAAGTTCCAGGATCGGAAAATCTACTTGGGAATGAAAAATATCAAGGGACTCCCAAGAGATTTAGCATATTGGATCATTGACAATCGTCCCTTTGAAAGTGTCGAAGATTTTATTTTACGACTCCCCAATCAGTATCATAAATTGCCTTTGTTAACACCTTTAGTGGAGCTTGGATTGTTTGACATTTTTGAAAAAAATAGGCGCAAGGTGCTTCACAATTTGCCGAATTTGTTTGTCTTTGCTGATGAGCTAGGCAGTTTGTTTGCGGATTCTAACTATTCCTGGACAGAAGTGGAGGACTTTAGTCAGGCTGAAAAATATGAGAAGGAAGAGGCCATTATTGGCGTCGGTCTCAGTACCCACCCATTGGTTGCGATTGGGCAAACGAGTCCCTATGAGATCCAACCAATTTCTCAATTAGTTCAAGGAGAGCAGGCACGCATTCTCATTGAGGTACAAAACATCCGAACCATTCGAACCAAGTCGGGCGATCTCATGGCTTTCTTACAAGTCAGTGATACCAAGAAAAAATTGGATGTGACCCTTTTCCCTGAAACCTACAATCGATTTTCCTCCTTGATAAAAGAAGGCGGCTTTTATTACTTGACAGGGAAGATACAAGAGCGTGATGGGCGCTTGCAGATGATTCTAGCAGAGGCGCAACTGGCAACCAATGAAAAGTTCTGGATCCAGTTGCTCGATCATCGTCAGGATAAAACGATTCTTTCTATCTTGAAAAAATATCCGGGCCCATATCCTGTGATATTACGCTATGAAGACGAGAAAAAAACTCTTCAATTGAAGGGCTATACAGTCCAGAAAAACAAAGAATTGGAAGATGAACTAAAGAATCTCGTTATGAAAACGATTTATCGGTAAAAACTGCGAAAAATACGAGAATTTTAGTCTTCTTTGTGTTATAATTACGTAGAATGTAAAAGAAAAAAAGGAGCAAACAACGAAATGAAACGTATTGCTGTTTTAACTAGTGGTGGAGATGCCCCTGGAATGAACGCTGCCATCCGTGCAGTTGTTCGTCAAGCAATTTCAGAAGGAATGGAAGTTTTCGGTATCTATGATGGATATGCGGGAATGGTTGCTGGTAAAATTCAGCCCCTTGACGCCTCATCTGTTGGAGATATTATTTCCCGTGGTGGTACCTTCCTTCATTCAGCTCGTTACCCTGAATTCGCACAACGCGAAGGTCAATTAAAAGGGATCGAGCAATTGAAGAAACACGGGATCGAAGGTGTTGTCGTTATTGGTGGAGATGGTTCTTACCATGGTGCGATGCGCTTGACTGAGCTTGGATTCCCAGCTGTGGGTCTTCCTGGTACGATCGACAACGATATCGTCGGAACTGACTTTACAATTGGTTTTGATACGGCAGTCACAACTGCAATGGACGCGATCGATAAGATCCGTGATACTTCATCTAGTCACCACCGTACTTTCGTTATCGAAGTGATGGGACGTAACGCTGGAGATATCGCTCTTTGGGCAGGGATTGCATCTGGTGCAGATGAAATCATCATCCCTGAAGAAGGATTCAAGATCGAAGATGTTGTTGAGAGCATCAAAGAAGGTTACGCAAAAGGTCGTACCCACAACATCATCATCTTGGCTGAAGGCGTGATGTCTGCAGATGAATTTGGTAAAGCTTTGAAAGAAGCTGGTGATGAAAGTGACCTTCGTGTGACTGAGCTTGGCCACATCCAACGTGGTGGTTCACCTACTGCGCGTGACCGTGTTCTTGCTTCACGTATGGGAGCACACGCTGTTAAATTGTTGAAACAAGGAATCGGTGGTGTAGCCGTTGGTATCCGTAATGAAAAAATGGTTGAAAACCCAATCCTTGGTAAAGCAGAAGAAGGAGCCCTCTTTAGCTTGACAGAAGATGGTAAGATTGTGGTAAACAATCCACATAAAGCTGATCTTGGTCTTGCCGAGTTGAACCGTAGCTTGTCTTCAATCTAATTTTATTTCATAAATTCGTTAACCTTGTCTTAAAAAGACAGATATATTTAAAAAGGAGTCATATATATCATGAACAAACGTGTAAAAATCGTTGCAACTTTGGGTCCTGCGGTAGAAATCCGTGGTGGTAAAAAATTTGGTGAAGATGGATACTGGGCTGAAAAACTGGACGTTGAAGCTTCAGCACAAAACATTGCTAAATTGATCGAAGCTGGCGCTAACACTTTCCGTTTCAACTTCTCACACGGTGACCACCAAGAACAAGGTGAACGTATGGCGACTGTTAAACGTGCAGAAGAAATCGCTGGTAAAAAAGTTGGTTTCCTTCTTGATACTAAAGGTCCAGAAATCCGTACTGAATTGTTCGAAGGCGAAGCTAAAGAGTACTCATACAAAACTGGTGAACGTATTCGCGTTGCTACAAAACAAGGCATCAAATCAACTCGTGACGTTATCGCATTGAACGTTGCTGGTGCGCTTGACATCTTTGATGACGTTGAAGTTGGACACCAAGTATTGGTTGATGATGGTAAATTGGGTCTTCGCGTTGTAGAAAAAGATGCTGCAAAACGTGAATTTGTTGTTGAAGTTGAAAACGACGGTATCATTGCTAAACAAAAAGGTGTGAACATCCCTAACACTAAGATTCCTTTCCCAGCACTTGCTGAACGCGATAACGACGATATCCGCTTCGGTTTGGAACAAGGTATCAACTTCATCGCGATCTCATTCGTACGTACTGCAAAAGACGTAAATGAAGTTCGTGCAATTTGTGAAGAAACTGGTAACGGTCACGTTCAATTGTTTGCGAAGATCGAAAACCAACAAGGTATCGATAATTTAGATGAAATCATTGAAGCTGCAGACGGTATTATGATTGCTCGTGGTGACATGGGTATCGAAGTACCATTTGAAATGGTTCCAGTTTACCAAAAAATGATTATCACTAAAGTGAATGCTGCTGGTAAAGTTGTTATCACTGCAACAAACATGCTTGAAACAATGACTGAAAAACCACGTGCAACTCGTTCTGAAGTATCTGACGTTTTCAACGCTGTTATCGATGGTACTGATGCTACAATGCTTTCAGGTGAATCTGCAAATGGTAAATACCCACTTGAGTCAGTTACAACAATGGCTACAATCGACAAGAACGCTCAAACTCTTCTTAAAGAATACGGACGTTTGAACTCAGATTCATTTGAACGTAACTCTAAGACAGAAGTTATGGCTTCAGCTGTTAAAGATGCTACAAACTCAATGGACATCAAATTGGTTGTAACTCTTACTAAGACTGGTCACACAGCACGTTTGATTTCTA